GTTCAGAGTAACTTTGATTTGGTCACCATTGTTCTGAATGTTGTAAGGACCATTTGTGAATCTCTCAGCAAAGAAGATGCTGCTGTAGAGAGTTGCACTTCCAATACCAGTCAGAGCAGGAACTGTGCTGAAGGTGCTTGTGCTTGGTACTTGGTGAATTGTATAAGTTCCAGAGGTGGTGGTGGTATTAGCAGCACCAGCAGCAACGTAAATTACATCACCAACTGAAAGACCGTGGGTTGTACCAGCAGTGCTGACTTGAGCGTAGTTGAAGTAAACAACGTTACCAGTAGCGTTCTGAATGTTGTTTAGCAGGTTATTGCTAAGGTAAACAATTCCAGTCTTCTCGTCAATACCTGTAACAGTTGTGCCTGAAGGAATAGCAGCAGTCTCACCAGCAAGGTTACCGTGAGTAACACCCATTCCAACGCAGATGTCTTCGGTGATTTCTTGATAGAAGGTAGCGACACCCGATACTGTACCAGTATTCTTTCTATCAAGAACAATTGTGGTGGTATTCATAATACCAACAACTCTTGCACCAGCAGCAATATTAGTACCAATCACTCTCTGTCTGGTATTAATACCAACGTTGCTGGATACTGTCAGAGTAAATTCAGAACTTACACCAGATACTGTTGGAGTGTAGCTGAATGGGAACAGAGTCACATAACCCTGTCCAATTGTTCCACTGCTTTGTGACTTAGCAATTGTAGTTGCTGTTCCAACGCTTACTGCATGAAGAACACCATTTAGGGAAATTGGAAGGTTGTTTGCTCTTACCAGATAGTATCCGTAAATGTTGTTAGCAGCAGAAGTAAATGTAAATGTCTGCTCAGGATATGATGCGGTAGTTGTACCAACACCAAAGGTCAGTGGTTGGTTAGAGAAGGTAGCAGCGTTCTTAACAGTAAGAACGAGAGTGTTACCATCAATAGCAGCAACAACTGCATTGGTTCCGACGTTACCACCACTTACATAATGACCAACCGCAATATTGGAAACAGATGCTACAGTGATTGTATACTCGTTAATATTACCACTTCCATTTGTGGTGGCAATAGCAGATAGAATGGTTCTTACATTCCACTGACTTCCATTTAAAAGAATACCATACTGTCTGGAATAATCTTCGTCATGTCTAGCATTGATGACTGAAGGATAACCAGTTGATGGTGCAGTACCATATCCTACTAATCCAGTAGAATCGTATGGTTCAAAATACTTGGTCTGTGATGGAACATCAGTCTCAACTGGAACTGTATTTGAGGTGTACAGTTTGAGGATTAAGTTCCTTGGAATATTACGGTTTGTATTAACAAGGTATCTTAGCGACTGAAGTTCACCTGCGTCGGATACTAATAAAGCCATGTGAGCGGACTCCGTGTAATGAACATTTGCTTCCTATGATTTATTTATAAAAAAGAATAATTTCTATTTTAGACATTCAATCTCAAAAAGAGAGAGCATTTTGTAATTCCCGAACAAGAAACAACATCAAAATCAAGTATGTCTCCTGCAACAACATCGGTTGACCAAGTTGATAGAGATTCGTCTCTATTCTTAGATTGATTAATTAGTCTAGGATACTCACTACCCACAATAGATGTTAATGTATCTGGATATGTACTGTACGTACCCTTCTTTATATCTATGACAATTGTACCAGTCTCTTTTGATACTAAAGTCCAAGATTCAATTCTACCAGAGACTTCTAATCCAAGAGATCCTTTTGTTCCTGGAGTAATATCAAAAGATCCATTATCAATTACAAAGTTAATAGTTCTAGTAAGATCAGCAACAGTCCTAAGTGCAACTCCCCAAAATTCATTTGACCCAGGCGTTCCGAAGTTTGCTGCTGGGGGATTTGTAAATATAATTGTGCTTCCCGAAACATTGTAATCAATTCCAGGACTTAAAACTACATCATTTAAAGATATAATTAACTGTTGAGCATTAATAGGTGTGTATGGTTCACCATCAACGGTTAAATTAAATACTGTTCTTGAACCATTAAACTCTGAAGAGATATCATCGAGTATCAGATTAGTGTATTGAACACTCTTAGATGGAATCTCAAAGTTTACGCCAATATTATAGTCTGGACTACCAATACTAATATCTTCATCATTATCTAACGTAATTATGTAATCTGACATTAGAAGCTAACTCCTGGATGAACGATTACCATTCCAGCAACTACCTTTGTTTTTGTTCCATTGGCAGATTCAATAAAGACATCATAAACATATCTACCTTCAGGGATAGTTTTTGTTACAGAATCAGACATACTAATAGAGATTTTTCCCTTTACTCTATCGGCAAAAGTAATATTAAATGTATATTTTTTAGTAGCAGTATAATGCTTTCTCATTTCACTAAAAGCAGTATAACCCAGCAGATTTAGCGGGGTTAAATCTTTATTCCTAACGGTAAAATTTACATTAAAATCTGCTCCTTGTTCAAGAGCAAGATTCAAAGGTACTGCTGCCATTTATATTACCCTTGGGGTCTTTATGTATTTATTGATAATATTCTTCAATTATATTAAGCACCCTATTCAACGCATAATTAGCAGCATCTATTTTTTCTGGAGTCCAATCATATGGTATTCCAACACGATTAGTAACATCCCTTTTAATACTTAAAACACGCGATAGCATGTCAACCTTGGTCAAAATTCCTCTAGGCATAACCGTATTTTAAACCCCAATAAATTAAACAAGCAATTAAAGAATATATTACAATGAACCAAATCCAGGTAGTTTTACTTGGCACCGTATGATCCTCCTTGATGACCTTCATATTCTTCAAGAAGTTGAAGTATTTCTTTATCAACATCAAGTAAACTTCCTAGTGGAGCTTTGTATTCTTGACTGATTAAATAATCGATAAATTCATAAATTATCGGAGAAATTGGTTTACCAATTCTCACAATTGATGACAAAAGAAAATGTCTCTTTTGCCACAAATCACTACCTTTGTTTTGATGCCAATCATATCTATTCATAGTAGCAGTTAACCCTGCTCTCTATTTTATACACTTCTAAGTTTTATTCATGACTTGTGTTATGAATTCAACTTAATTGTCATTAAAAAATAATCTTTTATATAACGTGTTAAAACTTATAACACAACGACTACCTTCTTCTGGATCCGTCTCATGCTCCAACCAACTTGGAAATAATAACAATGTTCCTTTTTTAGGAGGTAACATCACACCAACACTAGAAAACTCAGAGTCAAATCTTTCATAAAGATCATTCATTTTATATGGTTGAAGAGGAGTTTTAAATCTTAATGGGACGGTATTTTCATCAACATTAACATAAAATGCCCCACTAACAACACTTCCTTCATGCCTATGAAGATTTACTCTGCACCCTCTTTCCATTTGATTATACCAACTACCAGTAATCACTATTGGTTGAAGACAAACTTGATCAGTATAATCTTGAATGCATGTATCGATTTTTTCTCTTAAAAAGAATAAATCAGGATCATATAATATACTACCATCTTCTTCAAAACTAGATTTTGATTCATCTAATAACCCATGAGGTCTTGAGGGAAAAGTTAATATTTTTTCATGTATTTGATCAACATCTACATCCAGTTCATATATTCCTACTGGAGTTGGAAATAATCCGACAACTTCCCCAATCATATTATTTGCTGTATAATTAGTTTATCTATTATTCTATATCAAATGTCCTTATTTTGTAAAGATAATTCTTCAACATATCATGTACACATTCCAAGAACTGGTGGAAGATTTATAACACAGACATTTGTACATAACGATTATCAAGTTTTACATTGTGATGATGATTTACATTTATATGGAATAGAATGTTTCCATTTACATTACCCACTATACGAATTCCTAGAATCTGTTGATTCATCTTTTCAATTTGCAGTGATAAGAAATCCAGCAGATAGATTTTGCTCAGAATTTTCCAATATTTTTATTAAAAGAAACTACACAGAATCTGATATAAAAAACTTAGAAGATTATGAGAATTTTTGTTACTTTTTAAATTTTGAAAGAATGACTCATCATTATGCCAAAAATTGGTTTAGACCACAAAAAGAATTCATAGGTCCCAATACAAAAATTTGGAAGTTTGAAGATGGTCTTACCAAAAAATTTAGAGAATGGTATTACGATTTAACAAATGAAGTTTTAGAAGATAAAGAATATTCTTACTGGGGAGATGAAGAGACGGAATTAAACCCCAAAAGAAAGGAATTCAAATTAACAAAAAAACTAATACAAAACGTAAAGGAATATTATAAAGAAGACTTTGAATTTTTTAATTATTCTTAGGTAATTTTTTTGGTAACTTATTAGGTGGTCTGTAAAGTTGAGGCCATGTATCCCTAATTATCTCTGCTAACTTATAAGGTGTTTCTGAAGATATCATAAGTCCTGCAATACTGACAAGATAAACATAAAGAATCCAAATGCTATAAATGTAAAGAGCATAAAGAACATAAAAAAAGGGAGTTGAAGAACTCCCTTATTTATTTTTTAGAGTGCATTACCTCGGGGTAACACTTCCTCTGGGAACACAAAGTTCTCATGAGGTTGGTCTACTGGAGCCATCCACGCTCTAAGTCCCTCATTAAGGAGGATATTCTTCGTGTAGAACGTCTCAAACTCTGGATCTTCTGCCGCTCTAATTTCCTGAGATACAAAGTCGTAGGCACGTAAATTGAGAGCAAGACCGATGATGCCAATAGAAGAAGTCCAGAGACCCATAACTGGAACGAAAAGCATAAAAAAGTGCAACCAACGTTTATTACTGAAAGCAATACCAAAGATCTGAGACCAGAATCTGTTAGCCGTAACCATAGAATACGTCTCTTCCTCTTGAGTCGGTTCAAATGCCTTGAAAGTGTTCGCCTGATCGCCATCTTCAAATAGTGTATTTTCAACTGTTGCTCCGTGAATAGCACAGAGCAGTGCTCCACCTAGTATACCAGCAACTCCCATCATATGGAAAGGGTTGAGGGTCCAGTTGTGGAAACCCTGAAGGAACAGAAGGAACCTGAAGATAGCAGCAACACCAAATGAAGGTGCAAAGAACCAACTAGATTGTCCCAGAGGATACATCAGGAACACGCTGACGAACACAGCGATAGGACCAGAGAATGCGATTGCATTGTAAGGACGAATACCCACCAGACGAGCAATCTCAAACTGGCGAAGCATAAATCCGATCAGGCTGAAAGCCCCGTGGAGCGCCACAAAAGGCCAGAGTCCCCCAAGTTGAAACCACCTGACGATATCCCCTTGAGCCTCAGGACCCCAAAGTAGAAGAAGAGAATGACCCATAGAATCTGCAGGCGTTGACACAGCTGCCGTAAGGAAATTAGCGCCCTCAAGGTAACTAGAC